CAAGCAAAGCTGAAGCCGATCGGCGAAGTGCTGGATGCCCTCGATGCCTGGATACAGAGCCACTACTTGAAAGAGGACTTCAACCTCGGCACGGTGTGGGCGCAAGGCCAGGACTTCGACTTTCCCATCTTGGCTGAACTCTATGACCGGGTTCGCGATGGAAAGAAGAACCTCGAGACCCAAAGCTTTTTGCCCTGGCCCTTCTGGCGCCACCGGGACACCAGAACAGCTTACGACGTGGCTGGCTTTGACACCGGCACGGTCGAGCGCACCGGGAAACATCACAATGCCCTGGCGGACTGCCATCGCCAAATCAAGTGCCTCTGGATGGCCCTGAACAACTTCTGCCCGCAGGCCTCAGACGCCGTTGGCGACGCTCTGGAGCAGAAACAGCGGTTCGCCCACCAGCGCACTTTGCCTGTTCAACGGAGAAAACCAATGACGCCCAGGAGTGTAACCTATTTTCCAAGACGGGGCAATCACCTTGGTGATCGCATCGTCCTGCCTTCTGGGCAAGTCTATCAATGGATTGCCTTCAAGAGATGGCAACGGGTGTATGGCCAATGAACAGTTTCAAACCACTATTGGCCTTCACCGTCAAAGATGCGGAAGCTCTGCAGTTTCCAGTCCTGGCCTCGCCAAAGCTTGATGGCATCAGATGTGTGATCCACAACGACCGACCAGTCTCTCGGACACTCAAGCCAATCCCGAACCGGTTCATCCAGGGAGAGCTTTCGTTCTATCCACCGTTTGACGGCGAAATGCTGGTCGGTGATCCTACCGACCCGTCAGCATTCAACAAATCCACCAGTGGCATCATGTCGCATGGAGGAAACCCGGCGTTCACTTACTGGGTATTTGATTGGGTTGATCCATTCAGTGTTCATTGGCCTTTTGAGAAGCGCCTGGATATGGCCAAGGGAGTGCTCGAGAACAAAGAGCGCTGGCCATGGGCCCGGGTAGTTCCGCACACAAAGGTTCATACCCCAGTTGAGCTTATGGAGCTTGAGGCACATTACGTGGGTCTAGGCTACGAGGGCGTCATGACGCGTTCGCCCTGGGGTTCCTATAAGTTCGGTCGGTCGACGGCTAACCAGCAACTGCTCGGCAAGGTCAAGAGGTTCGAAGACACTGAAGGAACCATTGTAGGCTTTGAGGAGTTGATGCGAAATGAAAACGAAGCGGAGACTAATGCGCTTGGTTATCTGGAGCGGTCCCATGCTCAAGCCGGACAAGCGCCTGGTGATACTCTTGGGGCATTAACTGTCTCGCACCCAGACTGGGCTGAAACGTTTGGCATCGGCACAGGCTTTACAGCAAATGAAAGGCTTACGCTATGGCAAAACCGAGATACACTGAACGGACAGAGCGTGAAATTCAAACACCAGCCCAGCGGAGCAAAAGACAAACCCCGCTTCCCGGTATACCTGGGACTTAGAAAGGACTAGGCATGGATGCCTTATTTATCAAGCTTATAGGACCAAGTCCTATAAAGCTTTCCGATACGGCCTATTCAGAAGCAGCTGAGAACCTGCAAGAAGCGCAGAAGATAGGCGACTGGCGTTGGTATGGCGATATGTGCATTGAAGCGCATGGCCTACTCGTCGACGCCAATGTGCTCAAGCCGGGCCAACCCATCAGCGTGACACGCTTTCCAAGCCTGTTGCAACATTGCCACCTGGACGCACAAGTATACGAGCCTCCAGAGGCTTGTAAAGGAGACCCCGAATAATGCAAATCCTACCCAGTAGCCCGTTGACGCAGTATATCCAAGCTGTGGAACTCAATGGCGAGGCAATCAATGCCACCTATATCGACATGGAGACCGGCCGCGTCCAATACTGGCACGCTGGTGAACAAGTTGAAGGCGTTGGCCAAATTCGTATCCTGCTGCAAAGCAAGGACAAGAAGGCGTCGCTTGATCCCGCCATGGCCTCTGAGCTGGACAAGCTGCTTGAGCAGGTCAAACAAGACCTGGCTCTTGCTGATCCAGCAGATCGTGAAACTGCTTACAAAGGCTTGAAGGAATACCTCGGCCGTGCACTGGAGGACTAAACTTGGCTTATCATGCTAAACTTTCAGCCTCTGGATCAAAGCAATGGATGAACTGTCCAGGCTCTGTCGCCGCTGAGGCACGAAACCCGAACCCGAGAGGCTCGTCAATCTTTGCCCAAGAAGGCACGGCGGCGCACCTGCTCTGTGAACTGTATGCTCGCGAAGGCTTGGCGCCGGAAGAGTTCCTGGGCGAGACCATCGTCATTTGGAATGATGACGCTGTGCTTGAAACCCATCTGAGCGCTTTGCGTGAGCAAGTGCGCAAGGGCGAAGTCACGTCCCGTCGGCCTCTTGACCCTGATGCAGCCATTGAGGCGGAGTTCCTGATCGACCAGGATATGGTGGATGCCGTCGAGTATTTCGTGGCGGCAGTGGAGACGTCTCGTGCTCGACTGGACCCTCGTGGCCGCGAAGAGCGTTCTGAGGAATGGCTCAGCAAGCTGGAAGAACTGCATCCCTTGCTCGGCGGCACGGCAGACTATATCGGGGTTGAAGCCTTCGGATGGGCTGAACTGGTCGACTATAAGCATGGGCGGGGCGTTCTTGTAGAGGTTCGCGACAACACCCAGCTTAAGACATATGGGCTGGGCGTTCTGCTGGAATTTCCGGATTGTGAGGGCGTTCGCATGACGATCGTCCAGCCTCGCAAAGAACACGAAGATGGGCCCATTCGGTCTATCGAGTATTCCCGCGAAGAACTCATGGACTTCGGTGAAGAACTGAAGGCCGCAGCTGATGCAACGCAGGACAAGAACGCCACGCTCTGCGCTGGTGACTGGTGCACCTTCTGTGATGCCAAAGCCTTCGTGGACGAGAACGGGGAGTTCTACGAATGCCCTGCTCTTATCGACAAGATGCAGGAGGAAGCTCAGATGGACTTCGCCGACGAACCGCCGGAGATGGGTATCCCTGTTCCGACCAATGTCAAGACGCTCGCCCACGCCGCAAAGTGGATTGGGGTGTTTGACAAATATGTGAAGGCAGTGGACGGTGCAATCCAGCGTGAGCTGCTGTCTGGGCGTCCTGTCGAAGGCTACAAGCTGGTGCGCAAGCGGGCCAATCGTGCATTCGGGGTTTATACCGAAGACATGGACGAATTGACGGACGCTGACGACAACTACTGGGACGGCATGTCCGAGGGCGATGTGGTTGCCATCATGGAAAGCGAGCTTGGCTTGGAACGCACGAAGTGCTACCAGCCTGGAAAGCTCAAGTCCCCCGCGCAGTTCGAGAAGATGGGTAAGGAAGTCAAAAAGCTCATCGGCGAAATGGCCTACAAACCTGAGGGTGGCCTGACAGTCACAACCGAGGATGACCCAAGACCGGCCGTCGAAGTAGCCTCAGGCGGCTCTGTGGACTTCCCTGACGACCTTTCGGATTAAGATAATGCCTCAACAAAGCACAATAAATCATAAGTGGCTGCTGAAAGAAATTTACTATGATAAAGCCACTGGAAAACTGTTTTGGTGTAAATGGCATAGGGGACGTAAAAGCGTTTCTGAGCCTATAGGCTCAGTTCAGCCTAACGGCTATTTAGTAGTTACAATAGCTGGAGAAAGACAGCTAGTCCATAGGCTAGTTTTCTTTTACGTAACTGGTAAATGGCCTATAGAAATAGACCATATAAATCGACAACGTGCAGACAACAGATGGGCTAATTTGCGTGAAGTTACAAGGTCTTTGAACCATTTGAACAAGCCGACACCAGCTTCTAATTCCTCAGGCTTTAGAGGAGTAAAGAAAACTAAATCTGGACGCTGGTCAGCTCAGATTGTGTGGCTCAAGAAAAAGTACCATTTAGGCACTTTTGATACTTTTGAACGTGCAATGTTTGCTAGACTAGATATGGAACATGACATAAGAGAAAACGAAAACGAAAGCTAAAAAGGAGGACTAAGATGTCGAGCAAGCGCACAGTGCTGTTCATCGACAACAGCGCCTATCTGCTGGAAGGCTTTCGTGAGACCCGGAACCATGTAAGGGGCCGGGTCGTTAATGGTTTTTGGGACATGTATATAGTCAAGCACGATGAGTTGTGCTGGATCGTTTACTCTGCCCAAAACCGCAACCAGTGCGTTGGCGCTAACGAGCTTGCCAAGTTTAACCCAGCCAACGCTTCCTGGATCGAGGTTCCTGAAACCATGTTTGGGGACTACAATGTAATCATCAATTGGGCTCGCGCCCGAAAAGAGGCCACAAATGAATAAGTATTATGTCCAGCACAACGGGCATTCCTGGTTTGTCAAAGAAGCTAGGTTTTTCAAAGTCCGCGGTAAATGAGCCATCCAAACAATGACCCAGCGGAATTGCTTTCGCTGGCCAAAACCGTTCAAGCTGAAGTGGACAAAGCGTGCCCTGACCAGGACCCGCTTAAGATGAGAGCAGTCGCTCTGCTGGTCGGAGAAGCCTACCTCCAAGCAGCGGCACTAGATAAGACCGTCAATGACTTATACCGGCGCCCGCCAAATAAATAAACAGTTCCCCGCCGAATAACTTCGGGGTATTGTGATTAAATCCCATGGCACTCGCCTGGCATTATGATCCGAAGGTAATCTTCAGCGCAGGATCGTCGGACGTAGGACGGGATCAAAACGGTCGAGCCCCCAGGCCACAAGGGTTCGATCATTCAAAGTGTCAAGTATCTAGGTAGTCAAGGAGACACCAAATGGCCGAACGTTTGAAAGCGGTAACCCCGCCTTTCCGAGTGAGTTTCCCCGCAATCTTTGAGGCCTCGTCCTACCAGGGCGGCGATCCGAAGTATTCTGTGGTGATGCTCTTCTATCCCGAGAAGTTCACCGACGCGGACAAGAAAGCATGGAAGACCATGCAGGCAATCGCCGACGCGGCTTCGAAGGACAAGTTCAAAAAGCTGGTCAAAGACCTGCCGGGCAACTTCAAAAAGCCTCTTCGTGACGGCGATGAAAAGGCGCATCTCGATGGCTATGGCGAAGGGATGATGTTTGGGACGGCTTCGTCCAAGCAGCGTCCGGGTCTGGTGGATCGCAACAAGCAACCCATCCTCACCGAAGAGGAGTTCTACCCCGGTTGCTGGGCTCGTGCCACCATCACGGCATACTCCTACGATAACGTCGGAAGAGGCGTTGCCTTCGGTCTGCACAATTTGCAGAAACTGGGCGACGACGAGAACTTCACTGGCCGCATGGCTGCTGAGGACGACTTCGACGATGATGCGGACAAAGTCTGGGAAGGTGCTGACATCGCCCCAGGTGACGATCCCACGGCATAACTCGAGGAGCCCCTCCAATCCCACCTCGGGTGAAGGAAGGCCAGTGGAGAAATCTGCTGGCCTTTTTCTTTGCTTCGTAGGTTTCATCTCTGCGCTGCACAGTGCATTCTAATCATATCAACCACGTTCAACCAAGGAGATGAACAATGAAACTGCAAGGAACAATGGCCAAACTGATGGGCCACGTATTTGCTCAGATCGACGGCGTCGTCTGGGACATCATGTCAAACCAGACTGGCATCAAGCGCGACGACGGCATCTATACTTTGTCGAAGGACGATCAGGTCGAGTTGAACCCGTTCGACAGCTTCGCAATGGAATTGCCGGCCTTCAGCCAGTTGGTCCCGATC